GGGGCTATTTCTGCATCACCAGCCATATCCATAGCGTCAACTTCAGCTTCGTCTTCGTAGCCTTCTCCGTCACCAGCACCTCCAGTTTCCTGAGAGATGATGTCTTTAATTAAACTTTCTAACTCATCCATAGATAAGTCTTTAACTTCTTTTTCCTCTTCTTCGTCTTCTTTAGCATCATCTTCAATGTCTTCAGCATCTTCTTCAGCGTCGATCATTTCTTCTTCGTCTTCGTCTTTTGCTTCGTTTAATTCATTTTCTAATTCTGCAAGAATTTCGTCAAGGTCGATTTCGTCTATAGAGTTGTCTTGGTCATGTCCCTCCATAGGGATATCATTCATCATGTTTTCGTCGAATTCTTCATCCATTTGACCTTCAGCTTCATATTCTTCTCTTAATCGAGCAGAGAACATTGACTGTAGACGTGGAGCGAAGGCTTCTTCAAGAGCAAGTTTTGCTTGTGTAAGAGCGGTTTCACGAACGGCTTTAGCATCAGCAATAGCTTCCTTTAAAAGGGCTTTTGTGTCTTTCATTTTTTCCTAAAATTTGTTTTGTGGAATAAGCTTATTGAGTAAAAGCTTAATAGGGATTTGTGTTTGTAGTGACGAGATATATAAGGATATCTCATTGGTCCTTAATAAATATATGTATAAAATAAAAAACCGCAACATCGTTGCGGTTCTTTTTTAATTTCCTTGACCTATATATAGTTTTTTGTAATTTTTTGAATTTTTTAACTTAGATGTTTTATTTTTTGAATGAACACCTGGTCTTTTTCTTTTTGGTTTCGCTATATAACTAATAACGGAACTGGTTTTTGCCTTTGCTGCCATTGGAATAAATTTATTATTTTATACTTGAAAAAACATTATTGGAGCACTTGTTGTATCTAAAGAAGCGCTTGTTATCATTAAATCTACAACTGTACCTGGAGGTAAGAATATTCCGGAACTTGTAGAAAAGGTAAAGGCATTTCCATTACCATCTCTTAATGCAGAAATATGACCAACTGCAAATGCTGATCCTCCTGCGGATACTACTGAACCCGAAGCTAGTACTTGAAATCTATTATATGAGCCTGTTATTGATTGTCCTGCTAGTACTAGGACAGCTGATGGAAATGGCATATTATTGTAAGTTTATTAATTTATATTTAGTTGAGTATATTAAATCTTCAACCGTGTCTATTTGATTTTGAATATAACTATCAGCTAGATCAGGAGCTTGACGTAATGTTTTTACAATAGCACATATTTTATCAAAATAAGCAATTATGTTTCTTGTATCACAATTATTATCTAACCCCATTACTGGTTTAAATTCGATTAATCCATTTTTACCTTGGTAGGATTCAACTAACCCATCAACTACACCGTCAATACTTTCATAATATTTTTGAAGTGCTTTATGAGCAGCATATGCTCCAGCTCCACTTACTCCTAAATGAAATATATGAGTTTGTGTTTGTGAGTGTAATAAAATTGATGCTAATTCTTCCATGTTATTTGGTATTTGGTAAATCGCAAGAGCAAAATCCAGCTCTGTTGCAAAGAATATCTGTTATTAATTCGTTAATTTTTTGCAATTGTGGTTGTTGTTTTGGTGCATTATGATTAAGAGATTCATTTACAATTTCCATAAACGCACCTTGTGTTGATGGTGTTGAAACAAAATCCCAACATACGATATCTAAATCGTCTTGTACTTCAACTGTTTCACCAATTTGTTTTACAGACCCCATAGCACGAGAAGAAATACCAACAGTAATACCTGCTAAAAGTAATTCTTTTAATATGTTTCCAGATGGTGTAGGTAATATTTCAATTTTACCCATTACATCATCACCTTGCCACCATAAATCTAATATATTATGACATACATTTTTTAAATTGATAATTGGAGATTCAGGATGATCTAATTCACCTAATGCTCTATTTTCCTTAATATATGTGTCTTTATATTTCTGTACTTCTCTTCTTAAAGTATCCTCAGGATAAACACGTCTATTACCGTTTTCAGCATTAGCACGTTGTACTACTCCTTCAACAATAAGACGGCCTTTATTTACTCTAACTGACTCTTGTAATAGTTGGGGCGTTAAAGTAAAATTGGAAATACGTTCTATTAATAGTTGTTTGCTCATATTATTGACCCATTTCGTCTAGTACTTCTTGAACTAGTTTTGTTATTGCCGGTTTTAGTCTTTCTTTGATATTATTATTCCCTGATTTTTCTGATTTTTTAGTATCTAGATTAACTTGTATTGCTTGGTTAAGAGCTGTTCTTAATTGAGTAACACTAGTTTCTAAAGAAGGATTAACTCTATCTAAAATATAATCAAATATAGGTTGTAATTCAGCAGCATTATTAATTAATTGAAGTTTTTGATCAATCATAGGTACTCTACCAAGTAACGCTGTTACCGATGTTGCATCTGCCGGGGTTTGGGTTTGAGCTTCTTTATTAAGTCTAGATTCGTCTAATTCAATTTTCATTAATTTAGCTAATTTTTGTCTAGCTTGATCTTTAAGTGCAGGTAATTTAGCTTTAATTTTAGTAATAGCATCTCTACCTTTTGCTTTAAGATATGCTTTAATTTCAGTAGAATTGTCTGTGTCTAAGAAATTTTTTAAAACGTCGTCAAATGATTTTTCATTCTCATCTATATCTTCATAGTCATCATATCTATCTGATACATCATCATCAGTATCCCAATCTTTATTTGGAGTTGATTTTGGCACATCGCTATAGTACGGTTCGTCATCGTAGCTGTTGTATTCTTTTAAACCACCTAAACGTTTCAATAGCATTTTAAATAATTCTTCTTGAGATATACCTAATCTATCAGCCATTGTTTGAATAGAAGCGTCGTTTTTAGTAATTTCTTTTTCAGCGCCTTTAAGATCTTCAGGTGATACATTTTCTCCAACTGGTTTTGCTTTGTCACCAAAAGCCATTAGAAAAGCTAATTCAGTTGAATCACCACGCATTGCTTTTTCAGCTGCTGCTTTTACTTTTGCAGGATCAATTTTTTTAGTATCAATTAATTTTTTAATCTCAGTATCAACACCTTCTTTAACGACTTTAACTTTTTTTAATTCGTTTTTAGTATCGTTGTTTTTAATAGGCTCTAAACCAGAAGATGTATCTTTAACTTTTTTATTTGCTTTAATTTTTGGTATATCAGTTAATGTTGTAGCAGGATAAATACCATCTTGTTCATCTACCTCAGGAGATTGCTCAACTTTTTTGTATTTAGTTTTAGCATCTGGTGTTGGTGAATCGTATGTTGGTTCTTTATCAGGTGTACCTTTAACAGCATCCCCTTCTACTAGCATTCCTTTAGTTTTTAGGATAGCTACTGAATCAGCAAATGAGTTTTGGTTAGTAACAAAACTAGGAAACATCATTCTTGCATTACGCAAAAATTGATGTTTGGTCATTCTACCTTCTTGTAACTCTTGGTATTGAGTGCTAATGTTTTTCATTATTCTTCAGTATTATCGTCAACGCTTTCGTCAACAGTTTCATCTTTTCCTACTAATTTTTCTAATATATCTTCTAAATCTTTTTTCATTTGGTCAGTAGGAAATACTACAGCGTATGATTTAGGATTTGTTTTATAATATTTTTCAGTTTCTTTTTTAGCTTTAGGTAAAGCAGATTTAATTTTAGTAACTAGTTCAATAAGTTCACCAAATGAATCTATTCTAGATACTTGAATTTCTTCTCTTTCCTTTACTTTTTTAGAATCTTCTTCTTTTTCTTCAGCTAATGTAGATAAAATATCTTCAAGTTGTAAAGATTCTTTTTCAGTGTTTAATATACGACCATATGCTTCTTTCATTATGCGATAATCTTTCATTAACTCACCAATGTCAGTTTTATGAGCACCACCAATACTAGCACCAGATTTTTTAGCTTCTTCTACACGATATTTAATTTCATCGCCTAGTTCGTCTAATTTAGATTTAAGTTGGTCTTTACTTAATACTTTTTTACTTTCGTCTTTCATTATTTTGATAGTTTTTTAACGTTTTGAGATAACTCATGTAATCTTTCAGACAAATCATTAAGTTGTTCTACTTTAGATGTCCAAAATGTATCTTTTTTTACTGCATTTTCGTCTTTTAATCGAGCAGAATATTCAATTACTTGCTCAATTTCTTTAATACGCTTTTTTACTTCACCTAATGCGCGAGTAATTTTACGTTCCGGAGTTACTTTAGAAACATTTTCATTAAAACGACGATAAGATATTTCGTTTAATTGTTCTTCTTTATAAAGTTTAACAGATTTTGGTTTTGGAGTTGATGGGAATTGTTTGTAATCATATATTTTAGAATCAGAAGGCATACCCGGTTTTACTTTTTTAAATCCGTCTTTAGTATATGTGCTAATATCTGCTTTACCTCCAAAATATTTTCCAGTATATTCACCACCAGCGCTAGCGGTAGTACTAACACTACCCCCACCATCTTCTGAAAGAACACTATCAAGTAATTCGTCTATTATTTTTTTAATGTTGTCTGGTATCATAGAGCTTTTATTTCATGGATTAATTCATGAAACTGGAGGATATTTAATATGTCCTCGTCTTGTACTTGTTCGTTTTTATCTAAAGGTTTAATTATAGATGCTAACTCTTTAAGTTTAATTTTTGTTCTTTGATCTGCTACTTTATGTTGTAATAATTCTAATGAATTTTTAATACTTTCTAAGTTTTCATTAATGAATTCTTTTAAAGAAACAGTATTAGAGATTTTATTAATGTATACTCTTAATACTTCACGTTGTTCCGGTATTAAATTAGCATATTTTTCATTAAATTTCTCAATCATTATTTGTGAAATCAAAGCACGAGTTGCTTTATCATGAGAGGCATATTCAAGCATCACTTGATTTTCAACTTTATCCTTATCTATATCTTGTTTTGTCAAGAATTCAAGTAAAGTTATTTTGTTATCAATTATAAATGATGGATCTATAAATTCTAATGATATTTGAGCTTCAATTAAATTATAAATAGAGGCATGTGCCTTATAGTTATGAATTTTTGCTTTAAAAAATTCCTCTAAATCGTAATGTTGCTTAAGTTCCTTAATAAGGTTATATTTTTCCTTACGTAAAGCAGTACGATTTAATCGTTCCGCTAACTTAATTGTAGAGGATATAATACTTTCAGCTTTTACTTCGTTTAAAGAAGCAGCCTTAGTTAAAGCTTGGTATAATTTGTATTCTTTGCCTATTTCCCCTTTAGAAAAATATTTTTTAACAATACCAACAGCCGCGGAGTCTTTATTAGACATAATATCTGCGGTGATCTGTCTGGTAAGTAATTCAAATAATATACCAGTGTTCTTAAATTTGTTATGTTTTAGTTTCACTCTGTTAATTTACTGTTTATAAATATGTATTTGTTTATAGATCTTTAAGATTTGATTCATCTAATAATGAGGAACCTGTTTCTTCTTTACTAAATACATTAGATTTAACAAACATTTCACTAAGCATTTGTTTATTTTGTGCATATATTGCTTTAGTTGACTCAAGCGCTAATGGTGAACCACCTTTAGGGGTTGGAGCCGCTGGTGTATCCGGGTTAAGATCTCTAGATTTACCAAGTGGATCTTTACCTAATATACGTTTTTGTGTATTATAAACAGATGTTTTTTCTTGTGGTCTTCCAACAGGTACTTCTTCATCATATGGTGGTGGTACACCCATATCGTTTCTTCCTTTACCATACAGTGAAGCAAGATCATGTGGTGTTCCATATGATTGACCACTTGTAACAGGGTCATTACCTTCGTTTTCAATTTGAGATAATCTAAACATACGTTTTTTATCTTCAACAACAAGATCTCTCATGTCATCATATTTGTCTTCACTCATATGGAATAAATAATCGTAAATATAGTCAGTTGGGAATAAACTAGCATCCATGATTTGTTTAGCCAAATCAACTTTTTCTTTCATTAATGCTACTCTTTCTTGATCGTAAACAATAGATGGAGTAGTTAATTCTAATTCAAAGTTTGTTAAGTTCTCATCAGTATACCCTTGAGCATATAAGTGAACTAATGCTATTTTAGTTAATTCAGATACAACAATACGTTGAATACGCTCAATTGTACGAGCAAAACGAATATCTTGTTGTGCTAATGTAGATTTACCTTCAACATCTGCTTCATATCCTAAAAATGCTTTTGGCACTTTCATAGCAGATAACATTTTGTCTCTTAAGTAAACAACATCATCAATAGCGTTGTATTCAAGACCAGGTAAAGTATCAATTTTAGTTGATGTGTTTCCACCTCTAACAGGTATATAGAAATCCTCATTTACAGTCATCATGTTGTAACGTAAATTGTATTCACCTGTTTTTGGATCAACCATAGGAGTACGTTGAGTTTGTCCTTTTAATTTTTCCATGAACGCAGGAATTTCATTTGGTGGAACATTTCCAGTATCCACGTAATAAACTCTACGTTGTGGTGCTCTTAATATACGGTGAATTAACATTGCATCTTCCATCAACGCTAATTGCTTAAATATTTTACGAGCTGGTTCGATATATGATCTTCCATAAGGTAGAAAGTTATAATCACCTAATAGTCTGAAGTTGGCTACCTCATAGTTTTCAAAAACCATGTCTTTATTATCTAACCCACCTAATACACCTGTATATGCTGCATTTGGTTCAACTCTAAATTGAACATATGATGGATTTTTAGGATCTAACCCTTCTTCTCTAATTACGTTATAAACGTTAAGTGGAACAACTTGATACACACCATACTTTTCAGCAATATGCATATGTAAATAAAAATCACCATACTTACACATTGAACGAACCCAACCCCAAAGGTTAAATTCGATATTAAGTACATCGTAAAATAAATTGTATAATATTCTTTGAATATTTTCGTCAGCAGATTTAATAGCTAATACTTCACCTGCTCCATTTTTCAATGTAGACTCATCTGCTACAATATCTAATACAGAAGCAACAATTGGGTCACCATCCATTACCTCATAATCATTATATAGTTGAGGTCTTAATACTGTATAGTTGGAGTAGGGAGAGTTACCAACATATGTGCCTAAACCTCCAGTATAGATACGTTGGTATCTTTCCGGGTACATATTGGTTTGTACCACACCAGTTGCTTGGATGTGATCACTGTCTATTACTTGTATTTGGCTCCCACCAACGTTCCTAATGATTACGTCGTTTGAGAATAATCGTTTTAATCTACCAAATAAGGATGTATCTATCATGTTTATAAATATTTTTTTATCTTAATAACCAGGTAATATCTTCTTTACCATGATCTGCTTGTATAGCCCATGGATTAGCCATTTGTTGCCCGTGTGCGTTTATAGCATTCATGGTACCTCTATCCATAGTCATATTCATTAAATTTGTTCTATCGTATTCTACATTAGATTTTCTAAATCTTAATGCTGTATCTCTTAAATATAATCCCATACTAAATGACATTACGGCGTCGTCATTGTATCCTTCTTGGGCTTGTGGTTTACCGTTTTTCCAGATAAACACTTTCATTTCATCTAATAAACGTTTAGATTTAATAACACATGCTTTTTCATGAGTATATTCTCTAAATTTTTCAATCATTAAAGGGCGTGTTTTAACTGATGTTGTAAAACCAGCTACTAAACTATCTAGATTTTCTGATCGTCTAGCCCATTGATCTGATGTGTATGCTTCTGTTTTAGGTGAGTAATATAAGTTTTTATATCCTCTATCGATTGCTGTTTGTACAGTATCCCAACCCACATTTGCATTTTCAATTGCTAATAAAGCATCATTGTATTCTGCTGCTAAACCAACTAATAAATGTCCGTAATCGCGAGTTCCTATTTGTCCTTTATATTCGGCTACTTGTGTTGATGTTTCAAGATCAAAAACATGGCATGCTGAGTAATCTTTTCCATCTCCTCGTGCAACGTCTGCTGTTACTAAATATGATTTATTATAATCTGGTTGTTCCCAAATCCATAGATTACCATCGGTTCCTCGCTTTTCAACAGGTTCTACAATATTTGCTTCAACCCATTGCATTACATCAGCTTCGAATACTGTATCTCCGGAAGTATTAAAATCGCAATCACATTCCTGAGCAGCCATTTTAATTCCTAAATCGGCATCTTGTTGATCACGCCATACTTGATTTCGTTCAGGATGTACATTCCATTTTAACCTAATTGGAACAAATGAATTGGATCCTATTTCTGCTTTTTGCCATGTTTGGTGAAACCAGTTTCCGGTTCCGTTTGGAGTAGATAATGCTATACATCCTCCTCCCGTTGCTAATGTTTGTTGAGCAGAAGCAAATATTTCATGTATACTATCAATGAACGCGGCCTCATCTATTATAAGTAAAGATACGGCTTCTGAACGACCGGCATCCCCAGCTGCTGATACTGCTTTAACTTGAGATCCGTTTGGTAATTTAAGTAAGAGTTTGTTGTTCTCCAAGGGTTTCTCGGCTCCTTTTAACCAAGATGGTAAATTATCGTACATGAATCGTACTTTTGTTACCATGTTTTTAGCTGTTTCTTGTTTTGTCGCTATACAAAGTATATTTTTATCACTTTGAAATAACATTAACCATAAAGAAAAACCAGCTACTAGGGTTGATATACCTAACTGTCTAGATTTTAATACAACGTTGTAATTATTTTTTTGAAATTGAAATAAAACCTTTTCTTGAAACGGATATAAATTAAATTGTATTCTTCCCCTTGTTGGATGTTGAATCATACAATATTTTTTCATAAAATGAGCAGGATCTGTCATACATTTAATGTATTCCTGTTTGATTATCTCTTTTATGTTTTGTTGTTCACTCATGTAGTATTTTTATATATAAATATACAAAAGGCCTAACTTAAAATGAGCCAGACCTTTATGTAACTTATTATACGGGTGTTTAATTATGTTAAGTCTTGTAAGACATTAATTAAATTATTAATATCTTCAACCTCAACTACAACTCTTTGTCCATTGTCTTGAGATATTATTATTAAACGAGGATCCATTGGGTGTGATTTAACAGATACTCCACGATGTCCAGAACCAACGTTAGCTCTAAATTCATCATTTCTTTCTATTTCTCCTAATTTATATTTGTCTACATTTGGAGAAGTATCTTCCATATCCTCATATATTGAATCGTAGTCTTTAAAATCAGTATTATCATCATCTACACCTTCATGAACAGTATCGTCATCATCAATATAATCTGCTTCATCTACTGGTTCTTTCATATCATCTGCTAATTCTCTAGCAGCTCCAAATAGTTGAGTATCCGACCAGTTTCTAGCTTCTTCTCTAGTTAAACCTAAAAAATCGATTAATTCGGTACGACCCATTTTATTAATTCTATCCGCAGTAAATTTATTGGTTTCTTCAATAAATTCAACTGGATCTTTTTCTGTTCCAAGATTTTTATTTCCTGTTATTCTTCTAGCTATATCTATTTTTGATTTTTTAGTTTGAGGAGTTTCTGTAGCAGGGTTAGTAACATCAATAGTTGCTTCACTAAGTTTTTTGCGTACTTTAGCTCGAATAGTTTCTTTTAATTCGGATATTTTCATTATTATTTGAGTTTACATTTATTATAAATATTTATAAAATGCTTCTAACACAAGCGCGATACGCTCTTCTGTTGTACCCTTAATGTTAATTAATCGTTTTGGTGGAAATCTATTTATCAAAGCAACAATAGTTTCATCAATTACATCTCTATATTCTGCATTAATCTCACGTACGCCATTATCTTCGATTTCTATTCCTTCAGGAGATATATAAAATACAATATCATATTGATCTCCCATACATGTTGCTAATTCTATATAGCGATATTTCGCATATACATCAATAGATTTTGCATTGTCTGTGAATGCACACACATCCCAAATAGTACGATCAGTTAGTACGTTATCTCGCATAATCTCGCTCGCACGTTCTGCTAAAAATATAATTTGTCCTGGTAGAGATGAATCTGTATTTAATGGAATGCCTAGATCACGTAAATATTTACTGCGTTCAGTAGCAATAAAATAATCCTTAAATTCAGGTAATTCAGCTAATGCTTTTACTAGTGTAGTTTTTCCTACACTCATGGTTCCTGCAAATCCTATTTTCATTATTTAGTTTTAAATAAAGGGTTCTTTGCTGGTGGTAAACCAGTATGATTACGTTTTAATTCCCTAATTGCCTCTATAGTAGTACCTTGGAATATTCCCCAGAAGTAATACTCTTTCTTACCATCTGCTTTAATTAATGCTGGGCCTTCTGTATTATGTAGTACCCAAATTTTTTCGTTGGCTCTAGGATCGTTTTTGTCTTGAACGTCGTGTCCTAGGCGTTTCGTCTGTGTTAGATACAACGTTTGTCCG